ATGACCGCGACCCGCCCCAGCTTCTCCCCCGGCCCGCAGGGCCGCCAGCGGACCGAGCCCTTCCGCAGCCCGGACGAGGCCTGGTTCTGGACCATGGCCGCGCTCGTCGCCCGGCGCGACGGCGCCCGCATCGTCTCCGGCGCCGGGCTGGTCGGCCGCCCCTGCGAGCCGGACGACGTGGTGAAATGCCTTGACCGGCTGTACCGCCAGCGGCGCATCGACCTGCAGCATGTCCGCATCATGCGCATCTGGGGCGAACGGCAGCAGGCGCCCGACCCGCGCTATCCGCGGGAAAAGGGCGACTGGCGGCTGTGGCGGGAAGCGATGGCGCGGCTCGACTGGCCGCTGCGGGTGAAGGGCATCGTGGACGGGCCGTCGCTGCCCCCGGTCGAGGGCGCGGACATCCTTCCCTTCCCCGGCGGCGCCACGTGACCGCCACGGCACCGGCAACGCCCTGGCCAGGCCCGGGCGACCAGCTTCGGCAGGCGGCATCGCCGCGGCCCGCCATGGCCGCGGCCGGCCGTCAGGACGGCGCGCCGCCGTCGACGCAGCCGGGTGCGGCCGCACCCCGGCCCGCGCATCGCCGCGCCGCCCAGGCCGGGCAGCGCGCCTGGATCGTCTTCGGCGGCCAGGCGGACCAGCCCTGGCTGCGCCTGCTGCGCCCCGGGTTCCGCCACTGCTTCGCCGTGCTTCAGGACGCCGCCGGCTGGACCGTGCTGGATCCCCTCTCGGGCCGGCTGGTGGTGGCGCGGCTGGAGGTGCCGGCGCAATTCGACCTGCCGGGCTTCTATCGTCGCGCCGGCTTGGCGGTGACGGGCCCCTTCGTGCCCGGAAACCCACGCGGGTCATGGCTGCCGCCCGTCATGCCCTTCAGCTGCGTCGCGCTCTGCCGGGCCGTCCTGGGGTCGGGCGCGCCCTTCGCCCTGACGCCCTGGGGCCTGTTCCGCAAAATCGACCGCAATAGGAAAAATGTCTTGACTGTCGTCGCGTCCCCGTTCATAACCCGTTCCGCCAACGGGCGAGTTGCGCCCTGAGGCATCCTCCCGATCCCCTCCCCGACCTGCCGCGGGCCCGCTCCCCTCACCAGGGGCGGGCCCGCGGGCTTTTCGGGGCCGGTTTCCCGAACAGGATGAGGTGACGCGCATGGGTGGCCTGTTCCGCGCCCCGAAGCCGGTCGTCGTCCCGCCGCCTCCGGCCCCCGCGCCGGCCCCCGCGCCGGCCGCGCCGACGCCCGAGGACCAGGGCCAGCAGGCCCGCGCCGAGGCCCGCGCCCGTGCCGGCCGCGGCCTGGCCGGCACCATCGCCACCAGCCCGCGCGGCGTGCTGGATCCCGTGGTCGCGCCGCCGCGCAAGTCGCTGCTGGGGGAATGACGCCATGGAGCCCGCCGACCTCATCGCCCGCTTCCAGCGCGCGCTGGAACGCCGCCGCCCACTCGAGCCGCTCTGGCAGGCCTGCTACGACCATGTGCTGCCGCGGCCCGATGGCGGACCGGCGCTGTTCGACGCCACCGCGGCCGATGCCGCAGAACAGCTCGCCGCGTCCCTGCTGGCGGAGCTGACGCCGCCCTGGTCCCGCTGGTTCGGCCTCTCACCCGCCCGCGGCACCGCCGACCCCGCGGCGGCCGCGGCGCTGGAGGAGGCCGCGACGGTGCTGCAGGGCCATTTCGACCGGTCCAATTTCGTGGTCGAGATGCATCAGGCCTTCCTCGACCTGGTCGTTGCCGGCACCGGCCTGCTGCTGGCGGAGGAAGCCCCGCTCGGCGAGGCGTCCGCCTTCCGCTTCACCGCCGTGCCGATCCGCAGCGCGGTGCTGGAGGAAGGGGCGGACGGAAGGCTGTCCACCATCTTCCGCCAGATGCGCCTGACGGCGGCGCAGATCCTCGCCCGCTTTCCCAAGGCCAACCTGCCGCATGGCATGGTGCGGGCAGCCGCCGAGAACGATCCGGCGCTGCATGCGGTGCTGGAGGCGATCTGGCCGGAGCGCGGGGCCGCCCGCCACGCCGTGCTGCTGGCCGATCCCGCCGACCCGCTGCTGCTCGCGGCGGGTCGCTTCGCGGAAAGCCCGGCCATCGCCTTCCGCTGGCTGAAGGCGCCCGGCGAGACCTATGGCCGCGGCCCCGTCCAGAAGGCGCTGCCGGACATCCGCACCGCGAACAAGGTGGTGGAGCTGGTGCTCAAGAACGCGTCGATCGCCGTCACCGGGATCTGGCAGGCCGAGGATGACGGCGTGCTGAACCCGGACACCGTCAAGCTCGTCCCGGGCGCGATTATCCCGAGGGCGCCGGGCAGCGCCGGCCTGACGCCGCTGGCGGCGCCGGGTAATTTCGACGTCTCGCAGATCGTGCTGGACGGGCTGCGGACGCGCATCCGCGCCGCGCTGCTGGCCGACCGCCTGGGCCCGCTGCAGGACGCGCGGATGACGGCGACCGAGGTGCTGGAGCGCGGTGCGCAGACCGCGCGGCTGCTCGGGGCGTCCTATGGCCGCCTGCAGGCGGAGCTGCTGACGCCGCTGGTCGTCCGCTGCCTCGCCATTCTGCGCCGGCGCGGCGAGATCCCCGCCCTGCTGGTGGACGGGCGCGACGCGGCCCTGCGCTACGAAAGCCCCCTGGCCCGCCTGCAGGGCCGCGCCGATGCGGCGAACACGCTGCTGTTCCTGCAGTCGGCGGCGCAGCTCGGCGGGCAGGCGGCGGCGCAGATCGACGCCGCCGCGGCGACGCGCTGGCTGGCCCGCACCCTGGGTGCGCCGGCGGAAGTGCTGGTGCCGGCAACCTCCGCAGCCGGTCCGCCGCCTGCCTGATGTCCCCGGCGCGCGGCCCGGCATCGCGCCCCGTGCCCACCCCGCCCACCCCTGAAACCCCATCCGGGAGTGACCCCGCATGCCCGAGGACCTGCTTCAGCCGCCGGAGGAGATGGCGACGCCCGACATGGGCAAGCCCGCGCCGCGCCCCGCCGAGGTGCCGGAGAAATTCTGGGACCCCGCCACCGGCACGCTGCGCGTGGACGCGCTGCTGAAATCCTACCTGGAGCTGGAGCGGCGCCTGTCCCAGCGCGGCGGCCGGCCGGGGCCGGACACGACGCCGGAGGACATGGCCCGCTTCCGCCAGGCCATGGGCATCCCGGACAGCGCCGATGCCTACAACATCACCTCGCCGCATGAGCTCTGCTGCCCCGATGCCACGGTGAATGCCCGGCTGCACGCGGCGCAGTTCAGCAACGACCAGGCGCAGCTCGTGTACGACCTGGCGGCGGAGCGGCTGCTGCCCCTGATCGCCGAGGCGGCGCAGCAATACGAAGCCGACCGCCAGCGCGAGATGCTGGTGCACCACTATGGCGGCGAGGATGCCTTCAAGCGCATGGCCGCGCAGCTCGCCGCCTGGGGCCGGGCGAAGCTGCCGCCCGGCGTCTATGCCGCCCTGGCCTCGACGGCCGACGGCGTGATGGCGCTGGAGCAGATGATGCGCGGGCAGGAACCCGGGCTGGCGCGCGACGCCGCGCCGCCCGGCCCCGAGAACGAGGGCGAGCTGCGCGCCATGATGCGCGACCCGCGCTACTGGCGCAGCCGCGACCCGCAATTCATCCAGCGCGTGACGGAAGGCTTCCGCCGCCTCGTCGGCAACCCGGGCTGACACCGGACGCCGGACGCCCCGACGGCCGTCATCCGGCATCGCGCGCAGGGTTGGTGAGGCAGCTGCGCGCCAACCGACATGATCATGCCGGCCAGCATCCTTGCCGGCCGGCATGACGCCACCCGGCAGGGCTTGAGCGCGTCTCCCCCCGCCTCGCTGCTCGCCCTGCCGCCCGGGGCGCCCGGCCGCATCCTTGCGGCAGGGCGCCCCGGTTCGGGGGCGGACCAGCGCGCCGGCCGCAAGGCCCTGGCTGCGCGGTCCGCCCCCTTCCCTTGCCGGCCGCGCGCAACCCGCCCCGCGGGTGCGTGGCCGCGCGCGTCGTGGCGGCCCTGCCCGCAGGCAAACCGCCGCATCGCGCTTTCCGCCCCCCCCCCCGCCACGAGCAGAAGGACCGAGGCATGTCCGCTTCGATCGACCAGGCCTTCGTCAAGCAGTACCAGGCCGAGGTGCAGGAAGCCTATCAGCGCATGGGGTCCAAGCTGCGCCCGACCGTGCGCAGCAAGACCGAGGTGCGCGGCGCCTCCACCGTCTTCAACAAGGTCGGCACCGGCACCGCGGCCGCGAAGGCGCGCAACGGCGTCGTGCCGGTAATGAACATCGACCACAGCACGGTCGAGTGCTTCCTGCAGGACTACTATGCCGGCGACTGGGTGGACCGGCTGGACGAGCTGAAGACCAACATCGACGAGCGCGCGGTGGCGGCCAATGCCGGCGCCTATGCCCTGGGCCGCAAGACCGACGAGCTGATCATCGCAGCGATGGACAGCGGCACGCGCGAGGCGATCGGCACCGGCACCGGCGAGACCGACAATGACGGCCTCACCCGCGCCAAGGTCCTGCTGGCCTTCCAGCAGCTGGGCAATGCCGACGTGCCGGATGACGGCCAGCGCTATGCCGTGGTTGGCTGGAAGCAGTGGAGCGAGCTGCTGACGATCCAGGAATTCGCCAACACCCAGTACATCGGCGACTCCGAGCTGCCCTGGAAGGGCACGCAGGCGAAGCGCTGGCTGGGCGCCACCTGGATCCCGCATAGCGGCCTGACCAAGAACGGCCTGCTGCGCTACTGCTACTTCTATCACCGGACGGCCATCGGCCATGCCGCCGGCCAGGAGATCACCACCGACATCACCTGGCACGGCGACCGCGCCGCCCACTTCGTGAACACGATGATGAGCCAGGGCGCGGTGCTGGTGGACGGCACCGGCGTCGTGCGGATGCGCTGCAAGGAATAGCGCGCCGCCCCTGTCCTGCGGAGCGGAGTCCCACCGCCGGGCGCTTGCCGCCCTGCGGCGATCTGCTCTGACGGCCCCCGCCCCGCCGGGCGGGGGCCATTCCTGTCCGTGACCGCTCCGGAGCCCCCCTCCATGCCCCTCTCCGCCCTCGCGCTGTGCGCGCGCGCGCTGCTGAAGATCGGCGCGCAGCCGGTCGCCTCGCTCGACGAAGGGACCGCCGAGGCCGAGGTCGCGGCCAATCTCTATCCCGGCCTGCGCGACGCGCTGCTGGCCGCGCATCCCTGGAGCTTCGCCACCGGCCAGGCCACGCTGCCGCGGCTTGCGGCGACGCCGACCGCCGACCACCTCTACGCCTTCCAGCTGCCCGCCGGCTTCCTGCGCGCGCTGTCCGCCGGCAACCCGGACCGCGGCCGCGGCCTGCCCTATCGCATCCTGGAGGACCGGCTGCACGGCAATGCCGAACAGGTGGTGCTGACCTACATCTTCCGCCCGGACGAGAGCGTCTTCCCGCCGCATTTCGCCGCCGCCCTGGTCGCCCGCCTGGCCGCCGAATTCTGCATTCCGCTGACCGAGAATTCCTCCCGCGCCCAGTTGCTGTCGCAGCAGGCGGAGGCCGAATTCCGCGCGGCCCGCCGCATCGACAGCCAGCAGCAGACGCCGCGCGCGATCGAGGATTTCCCGCTGATCACCGTGCGGGGCTGAGCATGGCGCAGTCCCGCATCCTGAAGACCAGCTTCACCGCGGGGGAGCTGGCGCCGGAGCTGCTTGGCCGGCCCGACCTGCGTGCCTATGCGAATGGCGCGCGCACCCTGCGCAATGTCGTCATCCAGCCGACCGGCGGCGTGACGCGCCGCCCCGGGCTGCGGCACGTGGCCACGCTGCCTGGCGCGGCGCGGCTGATCGCCTTCGAGTTCAATACCGAGCAGACCTACCTGCTGGCCCTGACCGCGGGCGCGCTGCGCGTCTTCGTCGGCGACAGCCAGGTGGCGCAGGTGGCCGGGCCCTGGACGGCGGCGATGCTGCCGCAGCTTGCCTTCACGCAGAGCGCCGACACGCTGCTGCTCTGCCACCCCGACATGGTGCCGCAGAAGGTCACCCGCACCAGCAACACCGCCTGGACGGTGGCGCCCTGGTCCTTCCTGCGGGAACCCTTCTACCGCTTCGCCGATGCGGCGGTGACGCTGACGCCCTCCGCCACCGTGGGCACCGTCACGCTGACCGCCTCGGCCGCCGTCTTCCAGGCGGGGCATGCCGGGGTGCGCTTCCGCATCGGCGGCAAGCGCGTGCTGGTCACCGCCGTCGCCAGCGCCACCCAGGCGACCGCGACGGTGGAAGAAGCGCTGGCCGGGACCGCGGCGACCACGGATTGGGAGGAGGCCGCACTGTCACCCGTGCATGGCTGGCCGGTGACGCTCTGCTTCCACCAGGACCGGCTGGTGCTGGGCGGATCGCGCGACCTGCCGAACCGGCTCTGGCTCTCCCGGTCCGGCGATCTCTTCAACTTCGACCTCGGGACCGGCCTCGACGACCAGGCGATCGAGTTCGGCTTGGTCTCCGATCAGGTGAACGCCATCCGCGGCGTCTTCTCGGGCCAGCACCTGCAGGTGTTCACGTCGGGTGCCGAGTGGATGGTCACCGGCACGCCGCTGACCCCGGGCAGCATCCAGCTCAACCGGCAGACCCGCGTCGGGTCGCCGGTGGCACGGCTGGTGCAGCCTGTGGATGTGGACGGTTCGACGATCTTCGCCGCCCGCAGCGGGCGTGGCATCTTCGAGTTCACCTATACCGACCTGCAGCAGCTCTACCAGGCCAATGATCTCGCCCTAGTTTCCCAGCACCTGGTGCGGGACCCGGTGGCGATGACCTATGACCAGCGCCGCCGGCTGCTGCACGTGGCGATGGCCGATGGCAGCCTGGCGACGCTGACGCTGTATCGTGCCGAGCAGGTGACCGCCTGGTGCGGGCAGGAAACGGATGGCGCCGTCCGCTCGCTCGCCGACATCGAGGGCGCGGTCTATGCGGTAGTGGAGCGCCGCGGCACGCCGCGGCTGGAGCGCTTCGACGATGGCCTGGCGCTGGACGCCGCGCTGACCGGCAGCGCCGCCACGCCGCAGGACACCTGGGCCGGCCTCGGCCACTTGGCGGGCGAGACCGTCGGCGTGCTGGCCGATGGTGCGCCGCGGGCCTCGGCCGTGGTCGCCAACGGCGCGGTCACCATCGATCCGCCTGCGTCTTCCGTGCAGATCGGCCTGCCCTTCACCCATCGGGTGGAGCCGCTGCCGGCCGACCTCACCTCCGCCATCGGCACCCGGGCGGCGCCGATCAGGCTGGTCGCCATCACCTTCCGGCTGCTGGAAACCCAGACCTTGTCGGTCGACCTTGGCCGCGGGTCGCAGCCCGTCAGCTTCCGCCGGCTCGATACCGCGGTGCTGGACGCGGCGCCGCCGGCCTTCACCGGCGACGTGACGCTGCGCGCGGTGGGCTGGCGGCGCGACGCGCTGGCGCCGCTCTGGCGGATCGAGGACGACACGCCGCTGCCGATGACGCTGCTTTCCGTCACCATGGACATGAGGATGACCGACTGATGGCCGCACTCGCCTCGCTCGCCACCCTGGTCGGGGCGGGCGCCTCCATCTACGGCAATGTCCGCCAGGCGCAGCAGCAGAACGAGCTGAACCGCGCCCAGATCCAGATCGCCCAGCAGCAGGAGGCGGCGCGGCAGGACGCACTGCGCGCCCAGCAGCAGGAAGCGGCGCTGCAGCGGCAGCAGACCCTGGCGAAGACCATCGCCACCACCCGCGCGCGGCTCGCCGCTTCCGGCGTCGCGCCCGATGAGGGATCCGCCGGCGCGCTGACAGCAGGGCTGACGCAGGAAGCGGCGGCGGCGCAGAACGCCGACGATGCGACGCTGCGGGCCCGGCTGGCGCAGGGCCGGGTCAGCCTGCTGAACCCGGACGGCACCTTCACCGCCCTGCTGCAGAGCAGCCGGACCTTCGGCTTCGCCGCCCGCAACCTGCTTGATTAGCGGGCTGCGCAGCCAGCCTCCACATCGGTCCCCATCGCGGTTGCGCCGCATCCGCGGTGGGCGCCCACCCAACCCTGTCGGCGCAGCCGAAGGGGGGGTGTGTCCCCCCCCAACCCCCCTCAGGAGCCAGTTCGCCCGATGGACGAGCACATCAGGATCGGCGACATCGCGCCGCGCGTGCAGTACCTGGCCGATGGCACCCAGGCCAGCTTCACCTACCCCTTCCCGATCTTCGAGGCCGGCGACCTGGAGGTGCGGCTGGACGGCCTGGTGCAGGTCGGTGGCTACACGGTCGCCGGCGCCGGGCAGTCGGAAGGCGGCAGCGTGGCCTTCGACGCGGCCCCGGCCACCGGCACGCGGGTGACGCTGCGCCGCAGCCTGGCGATCGCCCGCACGACCGATTTCCAGGCGAATGGCGTTCTGCGCGCCCGCACCCTGAACGACGAGCTGGACTACCAGATCGCTGCGCTGCAGGAGGTGAAGGACGAGGTCGGCAGCGCGCTGCGCTTCGATCCGTCCGAGGTCGGCGGTGCGCCTTCATTGCCGTTGCCGGCGGTGCGGGCCAACAAGCTGCTGGGCTTCGACAGCCTGGGCGGCGTCGCCGTCTTCGACCGCGGGGAGGGAACGACCAGCGTTCCCTTTCCGGGCGGCATCCCGCGCACGGTGGAGGACAAGCTGGCCGAGCGGCTGTCCGCCCGCGACTTCGGCGCGGTCGGCGACGGCACGGCGGATGACGGCCCGGCGCTGCAGGCGGCGATGAATGCCGCCGCCGCCAGCGGCAAATTCCTCGAGATTGGCGAGGGCACCTTCCGCACCACCCAGCCGCTGCTGCTGCCCGGCGCGGCGGCGGGGCTGCTGATGCGCGGCACCATCCTCTATGCCGGGCCGGGCGGCGCCGCCGCCCTGACGTTGGGCGATGGCGGCAGCGCCAACAACCAGCGCAAGGTCTATGCCGGCCTGTCGGTGTTCCGCGCGCTGCAGAGCGACTGGCTGGACGAGGCCGATGTCGGCATCCGCATCCGCAACATCGACGCCAGCCGGGTGGAGGTGCGGCGGGCGGAACGCTTCACCATCGGCGTGCAGGTGGTGGGCGACGAGCGCGGGTCGGAGGACAGCGACCTGCATTACGGCCGGCTGATCGACAACCGCATCGCGCTGGACCTGCGGACGCTGACCTCGACCGCCTGGATGAACTCCCTGCGGCACCATGGCGGGCATTTCGCCTGCTCCTCCGCCACCAATCCGGGGATCGGGCGGTTCGGCGTGCGGCTGTCCGCCGCGCCGGGCGCCTACCGGCTGCACAATGCGCATCTCTTCCTCGGGCCGGGCTTCGAACTGCAGCGGCAGGGCACGCCCGGCACGGTGGATGCCATCCCCTTCCTGCTGGAGGTGGACGGGCGCGGCCTGACCGCGCGCGGGGTGCGGATGGAAGCCTGCTCGCCCTTCGTCGCGCGCCATACGGCCGCCTTCAACGACGCGGTCTATGAGGTGGCCTTCGTCGGCACCTACGGCTTCACCGGCTGCGCCGTGGACTATGCCGGCGCGACGCGGGCCGGCGGCACGGTGCTGCCGCTGCACCAGGCGGCGGCGGCGCTCGGCACGCCGCGGCTGGTGGCCGAGGCCTCCAACATCCGCGCCCGCGCCTTCCGCTGGGACGCCGCGTCGACCGGCTTCGAAGGGCTGGCGGTGCTGTCGGGCAACCCCACGGTGCCGGCCAACACCCTGACCAATCTCTGCTTCCCTGGGCTGAACCTGCTGACGCTGAACGCCGACACGGTGACGCTGCCGACCAGCCGGGCGCTGGCCTTCGTGGTGGACTGCACCATCTGCAAGGAGTTCTTCCTGGCCGCCGAGGGCAGCGCCCTCCGGCCGATGGTCCTGCAGTTCGACGCGGCGGAGAACGCGCTGGACAGCACCGCGCCGGCGCTGCTGTCCAACATGAACATCGCCTGGCAGGGCGCGCCGTCCTTCTGGTGGGAAGGGGTGGCGGATCTCGACAGCCTCGTGGGTGGGCTTGCGCTCAACCGCCTGCAGCGGGTGACGCTGGCGCCGAACGCCGCCTTCGCCGCCATCGGCGTGCGCGGCGGCAACGCCGCCTCGGTCCTTAAGTCGCTGCGGCTCTACGTGCCGGGGACGGAGGCACCGATGGTGCTGGCCGGCGCCGGCCGCGCCTGGGGCACGCGGGAGTTTTCCGCGAGCCTAGCCTACGACCCGCCGAGCCTGGTCGCCGGCGCCAATGCCAGCCAGATCGTCAGCCTGCCCAACGTGCAGAACGGCGATTTCGTGCAGGCCAGCTTCGCCGGCCAGGTCAGTGGTTTCATGGAATGGACGGCATCGGTGACCAATAGCGGCGCCGCGGGCACCGTGACCGCCCGGGTCACCAATCGGCATCCGTCTACTACCATCGACCTCAGCGCCGGGACGGTACTGGTCCGCGCCCTGAAGCCGCGAGTTTGACAGCATGGCCCGCCCGCCCAAGCCGCGGATCGACCTCGATCTGCCGCCGCTGATCGACCCGGTGCTGCGCGACTACCGCGCCCTGCTTTCGGACGATCCGGCATTCCGCGATGCCGATGCGCTGAAGCAGCTCGCCGCCCGCTATGCCGCGGCGCGGGCCGTGGTCGCGCAGCTCGAACACCTTTTGAAGATCGCCGCCGATCATGGCGGTCAGGTGGACAGCAAAGATCTCGACGACTCCCTGGCGCACTACCGCAAGGCCATGGCGCTGGACCTGAAGGAGGAGCCGGCTGCCGATGACGAAGGAGACGGAGGCTGACTTTCTCGAGGTGGTCTGGATCTGGAACCACCTGCAGTCGCAGTCGACGCCGGCACCGCATCGCCGGATGGCCCGCTGGCTGCAGGCCCGCTGGGATGCCGGCGACACGCGGCTGCTGCTGATGGCCTTCCGCGGCTGCGGCAAGTCCACGCTGGTCGGCCTGTTCTGCGTCTGGCGCCTGCTGCGGGCACCCGATACGCGCATCCTGGTGCTGGCCGCCGACCAGGCGCTGGCGGTGAAGATGGTGGCGCAGGTGCGGCGCATCCTGGAACGCCACCCGCTTTGCGCGCATCTGCGCCCCGATGGGCCGGGCGACTGGGCGATGGACCGCTTCACCGTCGCGCGCAACGCCGTGCTGCGGGACCCGTCGATGCTGGCGCAGGGGATCTCCGGCAACATCACCGGCGCCCGCGCCGACCTGATCATCTGCGACGATGTGGAGGTGGCCGGCAATTGCGACACGCCGGCAAAGCGGGCCGAGCTGCGCGAGCGCCTGAACGAGAGCGAGTTCGTCCTGGTGCCGGGCGGCACCATGCTCTTCGTCGGCACGCCGCATTGCGCCGATACGATCTACGCCCCCGCGACGAAGCCGGACGCCCATCTGCGCGGCTATCGGCGCCTCGTCCTGCCGCTGCTGGACGCGAATGGCGACAGCGCCTGGCCGGAACGCTTCACGGCGCCCGGTATCGCCGCGCTGCGGGACCGGGTCGGCCCCCTGGCCTTCGCGCGGCAGATGCTGCTGCAGCCGGTGGCGGAAGCGGCGCTGCGCCTCGACCCCGCCCTGATCATCCAGTACGGCGAGGAACCAGAATACCGCGAGGCGAATGGCCGGTCGCAGCTGTCGCTTCTCGGCCGCCGGCTGCTCTCGGGCGGGGCCTTCTGGGATCCGGCCTATGGCCGGCCAGGCACCGGCGATGCCAGCGTCCTCGCCGCCACCTATGTGGATGGGGAGGGCAACAGCTACCTCCACCGCCTGGCCTACATCACCCACGATCCGGACAGCCCGGTGGACCCGGCGACGCAGCAATGCCAGGCGGTGGCCGCCATCATGCGGGACCTGCTGCTGCCGGTGGTGCGGGTGGAGACCAACGGGCTGGGGCGCTTCCTGCCGGCGCTGCTGCGGCGGGAACTGTCCCGCGCCAATGCGCCCTGCACCGTGGTGGAACATGCCAGCCGGCGCGGCAAGGCGGACCGCATCCTCTCGGCCTTCGATCCGGCGCTGGCCGCGCGGCGGCTCCACGCGCATGCAAGCGTGTTCCGCACGCCCTTCGCGGCGGAGATGGCCGCCTGGCGGCCGGATGCCGCGAATGCCCGCGACGACGCGCTGGACGCCGTCGCCGGCTGCCTGCTGACCGAGCCGGTGCGCCTGCCGCAGCTTCCGCCCGTCCCGCGCAGGCCGTCCTGGCGGGGCCTCTAGCGCCCCGGCGGGCCTGACCGCCCCGGCTCGCCTGCCAGGGTCGTGGGCGCTGCGTCACGTGGGCCCCTGGGGAGGATGCGGCGCCGGCCGGGCCGGAGCCTCCATCGGGCGCGCCGGCCCCGCCGGCCACGAACAGGAGGGGCCGGCGACCGGGACTTCCCCGGCGGTTGCGGGGGCCGCGCGCCCCCCCCGCGGTCACACGGCGGTCTTCAGCACGTCCCGCGCGTGCCGCGCCGTGCCCTCGCCAGTCAGCTCGTAGCGCCCGTCCGCGCGCTGCCGGGCCAGGCCCCTCTCGCGCAGCCGGGCCAGGCAGGGGCCGTCCTTCAGCCCGTCCGGCCGGCCCGCGGGCCCGACCAGCGTCAGCCGGTGCAGGGCCGACCGGCAGCAGGTCTCGAGATAGGGCTCGTTCCAAATCGTCACGGAATTCGTCGTTCCCGGTCACGCCGCCCGGAAGGGTGGTCGCGCCGGGCCCATGCTTCAAGGAGGCCAAGGCGGAGATGCAGATCGAGACGACCTGGTGGATCACGGCGGTCGAAGCACCGATCGTCGCCGCGCTCTTCTACATGATCCATGGCCTGCGCCGCGACCTGCAGGACCGTATCGAGCGCAGCGACCAGCGCGAGAGCGACGTCGTCACCCGCACGCGGGACGAGCTGGCCGAGTTCAAGCTGGAAGTGGCGCGGGCCTATGTGCCGCTCTCCCTCATCCGCGACGTGGACCGGCGCCTGTCGCAGCACCTGCTACGGATTGAGGAGAAGCTGGAGGAGGTGAAGCGCGGCGGCTTCGGCAGCCCCCGCGGCCGGGGCGTGGTGGGGGAGGACGTGTCGTGA